TGTTTTCACAATTCAATTTTGATATATTTTTTACTGATGATGCTGAAGAAGAAATGGAACAAATAATTGAACAAGCTAAATACGATTTCTTTAAACATTATATACCACCACGTTCTTATTCAGATACGATTATTTTAGAAGACCCTGATTCAGACTTTATAAATGAACAATTAAATATTTTAAGAAATAAACCTCAACCATCACAAAGAACAAAAGAATGGTATGAATTTCGACATAATTTAATCACAGCATCCAACGCATATAAAGCATTCGAAAATCAAAATGTTAAAAATCAACTTATTTATGAAAAATGTCAACCATTAAATCAAAATTTATACATAGATAATGATACAATTGAAGAAGATATTAAAGAAGTTGTTATGGTAAATGTTAACACAACACTTCATTGGGGACAAAAATATGAACCATTATCTGTAAATATATACGAACATATATATAACACTAAAATAGAAGATTTTGGATGTATTCAACACGAAACATATTTATTTTTAGGGGCGTCTCCTGATGGAATTAATGTTGATAAAGAAACAAAACGTTATGGACGTATGTTGGAAATAAAAAATATTGTCAACCGTGAAATTGACGGTATTCCTAAAAAAGAATATTGGATTCAAATGCAGCTACAAATGGAAGTTTGCGATCTTGATGAATGTGACTTTTTAGAAACAAAATTTACTGAATATCCAGATTATAATTCTTATATATATGACACCTCAAATGATTTATATGAAGATGAAGAAGGTCGTGAATTTCAAAATGTGTGCTTATCAAAAGATAATCAAATGAAAGGTATAATTATTTACTTTCATACAAAAGAAGGTAAACCATTCTACTCATATAAACCATTAGAATTAATTCATCCACAAGAAATAGAAGAATGGCAAGATAATATTATTGATTATTATCAAAATAATACTGAATACAAATATATATTTATGAAAACAATTTATTGGAAATTAGACCAATTAAGTTGCGTGTTAGTTTGTAGAAATCGTCAATGGTTTAAGGATAATATTTCTTCGTTACAAGAAATATGGACTACTATTGAACAAGAAAGAATTAGTGGATATGAACATAGAGCGCCTAATCGTAAACAAAAAAAAGAAATATTAGAGAATACAACAAAACCTAGTTCTGGGTGTTTATTACAATTTAATAAAGAAACTGGTAAAATTACTGTCGTAAAAAAAGATACTGAAAATGTAGATGTTCCTATTCCAGAACTAAAAAACATAGATATAAATTTTTAGTATAAAATATTTTCATTTGTTGGAATAGAAAAATATAATTCATTTGGTTCACTTCTGAAATAACCTACTCTCGCTCCCGACCCTTCTTCAGCTGGAGGTAACGGTGTAATAATATTTGTTATGGTGTTTTTGTTGTCATTGTATAATGCTCCGCAAAAATCTGCGCGAATACAAGTTCCTTGATCAGGATTATAATGATGTTTTAAATTATTAGTTATTTGTTTAAAAGATCCTACTCTAAATACAGGATAATGCCACCATATTTCATCATAATTATAATCAGATGTATTATTTTTTCCTATTAAAGGAAAATCATCTAATATAGCTCCATCAACTGACTTAGGAAAAGAACCTGGGGTTGTCAAATCATTGCTTCCACTAAATCCTTCACTATTTTTTGTAATCTTGAAAATAAATGGAGCTAAACTTAAACTTACAGCTATTATTACTATTAAAAATATAATAATTCCAAATTTATCTTTCATATAATATAGATTTATATAAAAACTTATTATTTAAAATGTTAAAAAAACTGACTTAAAATTAAACTATTATATATATTTATAATGATGGAAACCAATAATATGCGTGTTACTAAAAGAAATGGAGAATTAGAGGAGATCGCATTTGATAAAATCTTAACAAGAATTAAAAAATTAGGACAAGAAGCTTTTATACAAATTAATTATCAACAATTAGCTATGAAAGTAATAGATCAATTATATGATACAATTTCAACGACTAAAATTGATGAATTAGCCGCTCAGCAATGCGCGTCTCTTTCTACATTAAATCCTGATTATGGTACTCTTGCTGGTCGTATTATCGTTTCTAATCATCAAAAAAATACAGATTCTAATTTTTTCAATGTTGTAAATGAATTATATAATTTTTATGATGTTCATAATAATCATAAACCATTATTATCTTTAGATGTATGGAATTTTGTCAGTAAATATTTTAGTGAATTAAATGAAATGATCGATTATAATAGAGATTATTTAATTGATTATTTTGGGTTTAAAACACTTGAACGAGCATATTTATTTAGAAAAGGAAAAAATATTGTTGAAAGACCGCAACATATGTGGATGCGTGTGTCAGTAGGAATTCACGGCGATATGAATAACCCTAATGCACTACAATTAATTAAAGAAACTTATGATCTAATGTCACAGAAATTTTTTACTCACGCGACTCCTACACTTTTTAATGCTGGAACTCCGCGTCCCCAAATGAGTTCGTGTTATCTTTTAGCAATGGAAAATGATAGTATTGATGGTATTTTTAATACATTAAAAGATTGTGCCCATATTTCAAAATGGGCAGGCGGAATAGGTTTACATGTTCATAATATTCGAGCTAAAGGAAGTCATATTCAAGGAACTAATGGAACATCTAACGGATTAGTTCCGATGTTACGTGTATTTAATAATACTGCTCGGTATGTTGATCAATGTGTTCATCCAGAAACTATAATTTATACTACCGAAGGTCCAATACAAATTCAACATTGTTCGTTTGGAGAAACTAAAATATTTAATTTAAATGGTAATGTTGAAACAATAGAAAATGTTCTTGAACATCCATATGAAGGTGAAATATTACATATCGAAACTATGCATTCAATAGATAATTTGGTTATTACACCAGAACATCCTATTTATGTTTTAAAAAATCAAACTAAAGGATTAAATTATAATCTAATTAAAAATAGAATTGATAAAAAAATTATAGATTTTGAATGGGTTGAATCAAAAGAATTAGATCTAAATGATATGTTAGTTTATAGTATCCCTCAAAATAGCATTGATATTACTAATATTTCAGAAGATGATTGTTTTATGTATGGAATAATACTTGGAGATGGAAGTATGAACAATGATGATCAAAATGGGTACATTTCTTTACATACATTTAACAAAAAACATTTACTTGATTTTGCCATAAATTATTTTGAGACAAAATATATTCATTATAAAATTAATGTAAATGATAATACAACTATAATAAGATGGAATAAAAATATTAATATACCATTTAGATATAGCGATGTTTATGATATTAATAAAGAAAAACGTGTTCATCCAAAATGGTTAAACTTACCTATTAATAAAAGTAAATATATATTAAAAGGGTTATTAGAAACGGATGGTTGTAATCATAACGAATTAGTTTTTGACAATACTTCAAGAAATTTAATTGAATCTGCTAGATTTATGTGTCTCAGGCTTGGTGTTTTAACTAGCGGTTATATCCGTAATAGAATTGGAGAAACGCATGAAACCGATAAAGGAAGTATTACAAACAAAAAAATAAGTTATTGTCTAAGAATTCCAAAAACCCAAGAAATTTGTGAATTAATGAATATATCTCATAATGATAAACAATTTTATAAATTTTTTAGGTATAATAACTATTTATTAACACGCATTAAAAGTATTAAAAAAGATGTATATAATGGTACTTTATATGATTTACAAATGAAAGATCAACATAATTATATGTTACATAATGGTATTGTACATAATGGTGGTGGTCGACGCAATGGATCATTTGCAATCTATTTAGAACCTTGGCATCCAGATATTTTTGATTTTTTAGAAATGCGTAAAAATCATGGTGATGAAGAAATGAAAGCACGTGACTTATTTTATGCTTTATGGGTTTCTGATTTATTTATGGAAAGAGTTAAAGAAAAAAATGGTAAATGGTCTTTATTTTGTCCTCACGAATGTCCTGGACTATCAGATGTATATGGGCAACAATTTAAGGATTTATACGAAAAATATGAGGTAGAAGGTAAAGCACGCAAAACAATTAATGCTAGAGATCTATGGTTTTCTATTTTAGATGCTCAAATGGAAACAGGTACACCCTATTTATTATACAAAGATGCTTGTAATATGAAATCAAATCAAAAAAATATTGGCACAATCAAATCGTCTAATTTATGCACAGAAATTTTAGAATATTCAGATGATAAAGAAACTGCTGTTTGTAACTTAGCTTCTATTGGTCTTCCATCATTTGTAAATCAAGAAACAAAAGAATTCAATTATGATAAGCTTCATGAAGTAACAAAAGTAGTAACTAACAATCTAAACAAAGTAATTGATATTAATTTTTATCCTACAGAAAAAACAAAAAGGAGTAATTTTAGACATAGACCTATTGGTATAGGTGTTCAGGGATTAGCAGATACATTTGTTTTAATGGATATTCCTTTTCATTCTGAAGAAGCTAGACATGTAAATAAACAAATTTTTGAAACGATTTATCACGCATCTTTAGAAAAAAGTAATGAAATAGCTGTTGAAAGAACAAAACTACTTCAATCTTTACTTGATGGACCAAGAAATAAATTATTAGATATTATTGACGAACACGAATATTCTATATTAAACCGTACGAATAAAGAATTATTGGGAGCGTATAGTTCATTTGAAGGATCTCCTGCGTCACAAGGTATTCTTCAATTTGATATGTGGTCTGTAACTCCGTCAAATCGATATGACTGGACTAAATTAAAAGAAATGATAAAAATGTACGGCCTAAGAAATTCTTTGTTAGTTGCACCAATGCCAACAGCTTCGACATCGCAAATTCTTGGTTATAATGAATGTTTTGAGCCATTTACAAGTAATTTATACAGTCGCCGTACTCTCGCAGGAGAATTTGTAGTTGTTAATAAATATTTGATGAGGGAATTAATTCAATTAGGTTATTGGAATGAACAAATTAAAAATAATATTATTGCAAATAAAGGTTCTATTCAACAATTAACAATTTTGCCAGAGCATATGCGAAATAAATATAAAATTGTTTGGGAAATTCCAATGAAACATGTTATTGATATGGCAGCTGATAGAGGTCCATTTATTTGCCAAAGTCAAAGCTTAAATTTATGGATGGAAGATCCTATATATAATAAACTAACATCAATGCACTTTTATGCGTGGGAAAAAGGATTAAAAACAGGAATATATTATTTACGGAGAAAAGCAAAACATCAAGCTCAACAATTTACAATTGAGCCAGAAATAAAAGAAGATGTTGAAGAAGAAGAAGAAGAAGAAGAAATTTGTGAAATGTGTTCTGCATAAAAAAATATAATTTTATTCATTAACAATAATCCTTACAAATTCCAAATGTTTTTCTGTGCCATTTAGTAATTCCATGTTGTTTTATTCCATCCATATGTTTTTTTGATCCGTAACCTTTATTTGAATCAATACCATAATGATCAATTAATTCTGGATTTTGAACACATAAATCATCAATATAGTTATCTCTCGAAACTTTCGCTAATATAGATGCTGCAGCTATTGACGTATATTTATTATCTCCACCTTCTACCATTTGATATTTTATAGTCTCTAATTTTGTCTTATTTTTATTAATAATTGTGAATGGCTTAAAGTAATTTCCATCAACTAATAATAATATTTTATCGTAGTCAATATCTTTATTAGTTGATAATTGTGTAAGTACATTTTTAATTCCTTTATGCATTGCTGATTGTGTTGCTTGCAAAATATTAATATTATCAATAGTTTGTTCATCTTCATATTCTACAGCCCAAGCAATAGCGTTTTCTTTTATGTATTCGGCAACTTGTTCTATTTTCTTTTTGCTATGAAATTTTTTACTATCTTTCATTTGGGAATGATCAAAAATATCATCTTTAGGTAAAACGACTACTCCAGCATACACTCTACCAAACATTGGTCCTCTACCTGCTTCATCAATGCCTATTTCAATAATAGTAGTATCAGAATCGAACATATATTTTAATGGTTGTTGTGTATTTCTTTTTTTTTTATCGATAACTAAATTTGTTTTTAGTGGTTCAGAAACCTTTTTATTTGTCTTTTTTAAAATTGGATTTATTTCAAATACTTCTTTTGTGTGCTCT